CCAACAGCTCAGTGCTGCCCAGGAACGTCGTTGCCGCGCGATTGGCCAGAGAGATCTTCTGGTCAAACGCCTGGCCCCACTCCTGCCGCAGCTCTTGCTCACCTTCCTGCCGCACAGCATCAGCGCTCGAACCCTGCGCCTCACGCGCCTGGCTCACAGTGCTTTCAATAAACTGCGCAATGCGGCTGGCCTGCCGATTGTTCAGCCCAGCCTCCAGCGCAGCCGCGCGGAAAGCCTGCATCTCATTGTCGCCCATCACATCAGCGCCAAGCTTGATGTCGTAGGCCTTCGCATCTTCCGGTGCGCCCAGGCGACGATACACCTGGCGCCACTCATCATCCGTGGCCGATTTGCCAGGCAACGGGATCTTGTCCGCGCCAATCATACGCTGCGCATGCACATAGCTCTTTGCCAACGACGCGGGATCGCTGAACAGCCGCAAGCTCGGCTCATTGCGCAGATCTTCGGGAAGGCTGTCTAAGAACCCAACCGGCGCAGGTGCTGCCGTGCTGGTGGCTTCAGGAGATCCAGTTCCCTGGATTGTCTCTTCGCTCATCGTGTGTCCTTACGGGTTGCCGCCTTCGGAGAGCATCCTAACGACCAAAAGCACAGCGTCTCGCTGTCCCTCCTTGAAGGCGGAATAATGGGGGTCGCCAGGAATAAACGTGCTGGCCTCAAACGAGAACCGCGATTTCATGTCAGCCAGAACCCTCTGGCCGTCTTCCGTGTTGAACGTGCGCCGATACGTCAGCTTCAGATCTTCAATCTGCTTCATCCCTGCGCCCCCGGCATCATGCCCGTGGCCTTCACAAACGGCGCCACATTCTTGGCAACTTCGCTCTCCATCATCACAGCCTGCTGCTGCTGCTGTTGCTGCGCAGCCTGAGCCGCCTGGCGACGAATGCGGGCAACCTCTTCATCCGACCGAATGACCCGCGCCGGGATGCCGGTAACCTCAACCAGGTATTGCACCAGCCGATCGGTATCCAGGTAATCCATCACAGGCGCAATCTCGGCCACCTGCATCATCACCTCGAACCCGCGCAGCATCGACTGCAGATCCGTCAGCTTCTGAGCCTTGGCCAGCGGCGACACATACTCAATGTCAATGTCCTGGCCCTGGAGTTCCTCCGGAGCGGGCGGGAGTTGACCGCTCCGGAGGAGTAGTGCAAAGGCGCGAGAAATCAGCGGCTGGAGGAGTTCGGATTGCAGCCGACCAAGAACTGGTCCGAGCATCCGCATCTTCTCTTCATTCCTCTGCAGTACCTCGGTCGCAGTCATCGACTGCCCCTGCGCCAGCAACAGCTGGTCAACATAAAACGCCTGCCGGATCGCCTGCCGGCGCTGTTCTTCCATGTTCAAGCCCAGCGGATTGTTCGCACCAATCTGCAAAGGCTCCAACCGATCGCGCGTGCCAGCCCGGTAGAAGTTCAGCGAACCAGGCGTCGTGCGGATCGGCAGCATGAACCCATCATCCGGTGCCATCAGCGGCGGATCTACCTGCTTCTGAGCTGCACGGATCGTCGTCTCAGACATCTTGTTCAGCATCTTCACGTCCGGCAGCGCCGTCATCGCCGGCGATCGCCCATAGATCGACACGCTGTCCTTCACAAAACGAGGCACCATGAACGGGAAGTCGTCAAACCCGCCCTCAGACAACAGCGCCTTCGTACCCTTGTGGTAGTAAATCGACGCAATCGGCTTGCGCTTGGCACCCTTGCCGGCCACATCGCCGCGCGGATACACCGCATGAATGATCTCATGCTCCTTGAACGGCTCGTTCTGCGCATCCTTCACAACAGCGGTCGGCAAATTACCAGGCCCAAACTGTTGCTCCATCGCACGCGCCGTCATCTTGAACTTGCGGTAAACCGTATCAACCACCCCGTTCGCATCCTCAGAGATGCAAATCTCGGCAATGTGGCGCGTGGCAAACCGCAGATCATCGCCAACCAGATCCAGGTAAATGCCGCCGGTGCCAAACACCACCAGGTCGTAATACAGCTCATGCACCTCCTGCTGGAAGTTCGAGCGGTGAAACGCCTGGTACATCTGGTCAATGCAGATCTCCAGCCACTCATTCGCAGCATCATTCCGCTGCAGCGCGGTATTACGATACCGCATCGAAAACCACGGCGTACTCGGGCTGGTCAGCATCCCGTGCAACGAAGACGCCAACATCTCAACCGCATGGATCGCCGTGCCGTCAAAAATCAACTCAGTGCGCTTGTCGCCCTGCGTGCGCTTCTTCGTGATGTCCGCCTTGCGCGGCAACATGTAATCCGCCAGCTCCTGCCAATGCCGCTCCCAATTCGATCGCGCATTCGACAAATCCTGATAACGACGGTCCAGCTTGGAAACCAGCGGATCAACCTGCATCACATGCCTCCATACGAGCCAGAAGACCGCATCAGCGACATACGCGCACGGTCCTCCTCAGTCTTCTTCTTCACCGCACCGCCTTCCAAGCGGCCAGCCATCTTCTGGTTCAAACGCTCCAACGGATCTACATCCACCGAAGCACTCATCCCCTTGGCAACCTGGTTTGACTTCTTCCCCATCAAACCAGCAATCATCTTGCCCATCATGCGATCAACCCTCCGCCTACCAGAGAACGACGACGACGCAGCAAGCCACGCGGCTCTTCCTCGGCCAGCAAACCCTGAGCGCCCGTCAAGATCGTCGCCGCACGGCCCTGCTGCGCACTCTCCATCGCCGTGTCTTCAACAGCACCCGTCGATGTCATGTCGCTCGGATTTACCGGCAAAGGAGCCGCCGGCGGTGCAGGCGTCTCAACCACAGGCGGCTGAACAGGCTCAACAACCGGCGGCGGAGGCGGAGCTGCCGGCGGTGCAGCAGCAGGACGATCCGGACCATCCCGATCGGCGCGGCCAATCATCGATGCCTGAGCAGGCCGAGCCTCAGGCCGAGCCGACACGTTGGGCGCCTGGCCGCCAAACCTATCACGGTTCGAGGCAATCGCCCTGTCACGCTCGGCCACAGACGCCCGATCACTGAACCCCAACGCACGCCCAATGTCCCGAGCAGCCTGAGCCATCGACTCGCCAAAACTCCGTCCACCAGATCTGCCCGTATTACCCCTAGCCATCATCTCACCTCATGCCGCAAAAGGATCATAATCCATCTCCGCCCGAATCTGGGGCGCCCTCAATACCGGCCCAGCCTCACGATACCCAACCGCAAACGTCCGAAACGCATCCGCCGCGTGGCTCGTCCAATCATGCACCGGTGACGCCCGAAAACTACGCGTCCTCTCATTGTACGCACGATGATACTGACGCAATGCCTCCAAACCAGCCGTCGTCTTGTCCCGGTCAAACCAAAGCCGCGGAATCAACATCTGAGCCGCGTGCAACCCATCCTCCAACGGAAGACGAGCCACAACCCGAAAGTTCAAACCAAGATCCCAAGCCACTTCCTTACGGCTCTTTCCGCTGCCTAACTCCCGTACCTCTATATCATGCGGCGCATTATGTGTCCCGTACAAATATCTGCGCTTGTTCAACACCTCACAATAATGCGGCAAACCCTCACCCCGAGCCTCATAAAAATCTATCACATGCACCGACCTGCCCACCGTCTGCGTAAACCAAATCGCCGTGCTGTCCCCAATCCCCAAATCCCACCAAGTATCAACCCGCTTGCTCGGATCATACGGAACCTCCGTAATCCGACCCTCCATCTGAGCCGCCTCCAACTCCTTGCCGTAAATCGCACCAGGCACGTTCGCATTCCAGCTGCACTCAAACTCCTGCTGATACTGGTCATCCGTCATCGTCTGCCTGGCAGCCGTCAATTCCTCCTCGTCCAACACACCCGTCTCACTCGCACGATTAACCACACACAGCCAATCCGGATTAGACGACGCCTGTTCATACAGCTCATAGAACGCATTGTGACCCTTCGGCGTGCCAACGAAAACCGCCCAGCCCTTCCGGTCCGACAGCGCAGGGCGAATGATCTCCGGAAACACATTCTCCGGCATCTGTGCAACCTCGTCCATCACGCAACCATCCAAGTAAATACCGCGCAAGCTGTCCGGATTTTCAGCACCAAGCAACGAGATCCTGCCGCCAGTGGGCAAGTCACACCGCAATTCCGTCTCATGAAACTTCACCCCAGGGATCGCACCAGCAAACTGCTTCAAGTAATCCCACGCCACGTTCTTCGCCTGCCTATACGTGGGGGCCATGTAAGCATACCGAGGGTTCGCCTTCCTCGACAGGATCGCATCCCGCAGAATATGATTGATCGCCCACACCGTCTTGCCGAACCGACGGTGGCACACAACAACCCCCCACCGCTTGGCGTCCATCTTGTCATGCAACTCACGCTGCAAGGGGCGTGGCGCGTAGGGGATCACGATGTTTTGCAGCTTGGAAGACATGGCAGCCTCAGACGATGTGGATGTTTCGTAGACCCGTTATATCGCCATATGTAGCGGCGGGCGGTTTGGCGGGGGGTGGGGGGTGGCGGCCAGGATTTTCGGGCAGCCCAGGCCGGGTAGGCCTTTGATATTGCTGCAAAATCTGGCGGGGGGTATGCCTCGCAGCCACAGCGTCCAGGCAACGAGGCACATCACAAACGAAACGCTGGGCGGGTGGTGCCGAGTGATTATGCGCCATTCGCTAACCCATTGATAACGCTGCATTCCATTATCCGATAAGGCGTATTATGTAATATGCCAAAGCTGCCGATCCACACGCGCGTAGACCGGCAGACAGCCTGACTGATATATAGGTCAATCGCTGGTCTTAGCATCGATCGCCGTGTCGCCGCCTGCCCAGCTGATCGTAATCGATTGGGCTTGAGGCGCGTCCTCACGCTTGTCTCGGATGCCATGCGGCTGAGACCGTGCCAGCGTCCAGCGCAGCGTTTCGATCTCCAGCTTGCGCCGTTGGATCTCAGCGCCAAGCCACCTGCTGTCGCATGGCGTACCATCTGCGTGGTGTGTTGGCAGTGGCTCTGTTGCCAAGGTGTTGATGCGATCTGAGTGCCACTCTGCTTGTCGCACGCGTCCTTCGCGGTAGAGGCGGAAGAAGTCTTCATCACGCATGACGGCTGATGTGATGGCGCGGTATGACGGCATGTGATCGTCTTCGACAATCTTCAGCAGGTTCTCGCCTTGGCCCATGCGATCGGCGACTTCGACCATGATGGCCTTCGTTACTCTGACCGAATGGCCTTTATTGTTTCCGCCCATTGCGACCTCCTTTGGGTTTTGCTGAGTGTACACCAGACTGCCCATCACTCCAAGAGTTTGCGGGGATCTCGCCCAGGGTCATCATCTGGATGATGATGCGTTCGTTTTCGTCGGGCATTTGGTAGCTGGTGTGATCAGGGTGCATGCACCACTTGCAGATCATGCCAGGCGTACTGATGCCCATGCGTTTTTGCATGTCGTCGTATGATAGGCCTCTGTCTAGGCGCCAGCGTTCAAGTCTGTTCATGTTTTGAGATCCACTGTGTTGAGGATTTGCCTGATGAAGTTGAGGCATGCGGTTGCTGGCAGTTTTCCGATCGCTGTGCCGTGTTGCCAGACGTAGACGCCATCGGGTCTTGTGGTGAGGATGACGGCTGTATCTGTTTTAATGATTGGCTCGTGGTCACCAAGGAATGTCATCTTCCAGCTCCATGTTTCTGACGGCTGTCACCTCTGCGCCAGGGAATGCTGCTTTGGCTGCGTCGATCATTTCTTTGGCGAGGCTTCGTCTGTACATGGTGAGTGCCAGGACCATCTCACGCTCGGTGATCAGCTCCAATTTCGGATAGGCCTCCTGCGCTCTCTGCCATGCCCTAGGATCACGCATCAGTCCGAAGGTATACCCATCAGCCTCCACGACCCACACCTGCGCTGTAGGCGGCTCTCCGTGAGCCTGCGTGGCAATCTGATCCATGGCCTGCATTCCGCGTATGCAGACCGATGCTCTGACTGCCACCTCATCGGGATCTTGGTCATCGATGGCCTGGTTGAGCTTGGCCATTGCCGATCCATACTTTGCCGCGACATCTGCCGGCACCAGCTCCACGAGCCGATCGATGCCCCACTTGTGATCCATCGCATTTGCCATGCGGTCGAAGCCAGCGAGTGCGAAGTCACATTTGATCTGCACCGCCGTGACATCCCGATGCAGGACACGATCAGCGCTGCGCTGTCTCCGAGGTTTGGTTGGTCTATGCTCATTCATCTTGGTCTCCAGTTTTTCGGGGCTTGTAGGAATTAGGAAACCCTAAAGGGTTTTCCTAATCCTCCTACAAAACAGCCCGTGTGTAGGATTTACTTAGGGATTTGTAGGAATTGTAGGAAACGCTGACCCAACCCGTTGATTTCATTGTGTTCGGTTTTCCTACACCGTTCATACACGACCCTCTTTTGCCGACACCCACAGATAGCCCTCGTTTTGGGTCATATAGCCGCTCAAAAGCAGGCCTTCGAGCGCCTGTTTGTACCCGGCTCTGGGGTTTGCGCCGGCCAATTTGCCCTGTGCAAACTTTGCAAAGTCTGCCTCATCGATGGCCCAATAGGTGTGGATCTCTGGCCATCCCACGCCGCCTGGGTTCTTCATTCCGATGCCGTCGTCTCTCATCTGCTTGAAGGCTTGCACCAGTGCGATCTGGTTTCTGCCTGTTGGCTTCTTCTTCTTGCTGTCTTCCACGTCTTGCTCGTCGGCCTTTTCGATGGTGCATGTGGTGACCTGGTCACCGTCTGCGTCCAGGCCTAGCTCATGTACTTTGAGCTGGAAGGTGATTGGCTTCTTTGGTTCCAGGTCGCGTTGCTTTGTCGCTGTTGCGGTTCGGATGTTGCCGTTCACTTCCAGTTCGATCTCTGTGTCTGTTGCGGCTCTGAGGCTGCTGTGTCCTCGGGCGCCTTGTGCTGCGTCTTTGCCGGTGTGGTGAACGATGAGGACGTGCGCACCGGTGAAGTCTCTGAGTGCGTCGAGGTTATTGATAAAGGCTGTCATGTCGCTTGGCCCGTTCTCGTCGCCGCCGGACATGGCTCGGCTGAGTGTATCGACCACGATCATGGCCAGCTTGCCGTATTGCTGTTCGATCTGCTGACACAGTGCGCCCAGCTCGGGCATGTCGGCCTCTGGGTGGAGGAGATCCACCGGGCTGGCTCTGACGGCCAGCGGCACGTTTGTGCTGCCGTGCTTTTGTGTGAGTGCAAAGACCCTGTTCTTGAAAGCGTGGCCGCCTTCTGTTGCGAGGTACAGGACCGGGCCGCCGTTGATCTTGCTGCCCTGCCACTCCATGCCGGCTGCCACGTGGTAGGCCAGGTCCAGCACGATGAAGGATTTGCCGACGTTGGATGGACCGTACACCACCGACATCTGCCCAGCGCCGAGCCAGCCTTTGACCAGGTAGCTTTGTGTGAGGACGGGCTGTGCCTCGGCTGCCCAAAAGATCTGCGCCGGTGGCTTTGTGGGCTTTGGCGCTGCGTCGAACTCAGGTAGCTGCGTTTGCAGGGCTTGCTGCGGCGTGATCTCTGGCTGCGGTGTCCAGCCCTTTGCCCTGGCGCCGTCGATCGCTTGCTGCACTTCTCTGCGCGTATCGTCTGGGGTGTAGCCGTCCATGGTAAAGCGATCGGTGAGAGCGTGGATCTCTGCGTCGGTCAGGCCTTTGCTGACGTATGAGGCGACCAGGCGGATGACGTTATGGTGCCAATTGTCGCCTTGCAGGATGGACGCCTCTGCCATGGCTCGGTCCATGGCTTGCTGGCCCAGGTCGATCTGGATGGTGGCGGTGCTGGTTGTGGCTGTTGAGAGGCTGCGCTGTGTGGGCGGGAAGGCCCGCATGAGCCGATCGAACGGCACAGGATCTCGGTCGCTGCTGAACTCCGTGCGCATCGTGACTTGCTCTTGGATGTAGCCACGGCTCTTCTTGTCGTCGTTCGGGTAGCTGATCGTGCCGGCCACGCGCATGATGCGGGATGGGTTGATGACAACTGGATCTGTGCCGAGGCTGGCCGCTATGCTGGCCTGCACCTGGCGCCAGGCGTCGAGGTTGTAGCACGGCTCTTCCAGCTGCCAGTATGCGTGGCCTCGGACGTATGGCGTGGTGCCTGTCTTGACCGACATCGTAAACTTCGGGCCGGCGAAGGACAGCACGTTGGCCATCGATCCGTCTGTGTCTGCGTCGGCAAAGCAGTAGAAGGCGGCCAGGATGTCTTTGTCTGTGGCGGCTTTGTTCGGCGGGATGTTGATCCGCCCATCGATCGGGTTGATGCACATGTAGATGTTCTGGCTGTGCTGGTTCATGGCCGCCGCATGCTGCACGGCATCTTCGACCTGGTGCATGGGGAAGCGTGCCACGCTGACTTGCCGATTGGTGCCGATGCAGCGCAGCTCGACCACTGCAGGCTCGTTCAGCTCGGACCACCCCTGCGTAATGTATTGAATGAACTGCCTGATTTGCTCAGGATTTGATTGCATTTTCTGATCGTGCATCATATCATCTCCGCGAGGTTCTGAGCCTCATCCTCCTTGTTGGACTGCCTTAACTCCCCCGGCGAACATGACCGCCGGGGGTTTTTTTATGCGAAGATCAGAACTCAAAGTCACCGGCTGGTGCGGCTGCCGGAGCTGGCGGTGCCACTGGTGCAGGCGGTGCGACCGGAGCTGGTGCAGGTGCCAGGGCAATGCCAGCGGCTGCGCCGTCTTTGAGGCAATCGGGACGCGGCACCCACTTGATCACTTCCAGCACCGGGCTGATCGTGCTGCCACGCTTGAACTGCATGGCCTTGGTATCGGCCAGGCGCACAAGGGGCAGCTGCCCTGGTGCTGGCTGCTGCTGCAGCTGCGGCGCGAGATCCGTCAGTGCTTGCCACGCAGCTGTGCCGGCTTGCTCCCATGTGGCGATGTTGCCGCCGCCGGTGGCCACGGTGATGCTGAAGCCTTTCTTCCAATCTTCGTGAGGTGCGGGCAGCATCTGCGCAGGGCTTGGGTTCCACTTCCATTCAGGTGCCACGCCGGCAATGCCTTCGGACTTCTGCCAGCCGGTCTTCATCTTTTCGATGTCCAGGACCATGCCTTTGGATGCGTCGTAAGCGGTCTTGTTGCTGCCGTCGCGGATGTAGAACGACTTGGCGCCGATCGCGCCGTCTTGCGTGCCGCGTGCGGACCACTGCAGGAAGGGACCGTTGGCGCCGTTGCCGCCTGTGTCTAATGCAAACATTTGTAGTGCCTTTCGTTGTCTGGGGCGTAAAGCCCCGAGGAATGCCTGCTGCCGGCAGGCTCGGATCTCAGGGTCAGACCCCGTAGAATTCTTTGCGCATCGCTTCAGCGCCGGACCAGTAGAAGCTGGACGTGTTCATCGGCACGATCGCCTTGGCCTGATCCTTGTCGCAGTGGCGCAGGAAGGCTTCCATCCGGCTGATCTGCACCTTGGCCTGGGCCAACAGCTCGGACGGATCGCCGTCCTCTAGCAGGCTGGTCTTCTTGTCGCTGACGTACAGGAACTTCACGGCCAGGTTGCCCTTGGCCTTGGCGTAGATCGCGCGTTGAAGCTGATGCTCTGGCGACATCTGCGTTGGAATGCGCCCGGTGGTTTTCAGATCGATGACCAGGCCGTGATCTGGGAAGACCAGATCCAGGTAGCCGATGACCGGGATCGACCAGCCCTCGCCCACGGCTGTGATCTCCACCTTGTTCTGGTGGTTCTCTCCTTCTTCCACCTCTGGGAAGTCTGGCTTGCCGTATGCCTGCAGCTCGGCCACGGCCAGGGTTGCCATGGGCTTGATCCGCTCACGCTCACGGGTGGTTGCCTCGTCGCCGATCATGTAGCGCCCATCAAACTTGGCAACGGCCTTGTCGATGGCCTCTGTGGCTGGCGTGCCAAGCAGGATGGAGGCCACTGCGTCTTCGGTGCAGATTCCACGCCAGGCGGCGGCACCCATGGGCGTGCGCTTGCCGTGCAGGTACTGCATGACCCAGACATCCGGTGCGTTGGACCAGAGGTTAATCGACGACGCAGACAAATGGTCAATCCCGTGCTTGGCGAAGCCGTCAACAGTCATTGCGCTCTACCTTTTTTGCGTCGGCGATGGCCTTGTCTATAGCGGCTCTTGTTGCTGCGATTGTCACCTTGCCGAAGTTGTGAAAAGACAAAAGCTCCTCATCGCTCATCGCCATTACGTCTGCGATGGTGTGCTTTTTCGAATATTCAAAGACGTTTCTGGCCCGAGCAGGAAGCTCAAGGTCAAGTATTGAGCGGTGCATAAGCTCAGGCACGGTGAAGCCATGCAGTGCAGCGCTTCGCTCTTCTCGCTGTCTCTGCATGAATTCTAGACGACGCACCTCCTCCTGCGATCTGTTTATTTGTTTTCCAATGGCAGCTAAGGTCATGCCGCTTTGCCGCATTTCCCAGACAATCTTGCGCAGCTCGTCGGCTTGTTTACAGGTAAGCATCATGGGCCATCCTTTCTCTAGCTAAGTAACAAAAATCCAGAAACGTAACGTCAGCCCGCACGCCTTGCAGCATGAGGACGCAGCGCACGGGCTGGCGATCGTACTTGTAGATCAGCACGGGCTGCTTGTGCGCCTTCTCGGCTGCGATTTTGGCTTGGTTCCACCAGGCTTCAGAGCCGCCGATCGGGCCGTCCTTGTAGCGCTTCAGCTCCAAGAGGTAGGGCCAGGCCGGATCGTCGGTGACGAGATCCCCGTGTGCTGATTGCTGATACTGACGAAGATCACGCGCAAACTTAATGCCCAGCTCATCGCGCAGTGCGTTGGCTATGTCGCGCTCGAAGCCGGCGCCCTTGGCTCTGCTGTCAGCCATCTTGCATTGCCCGGTTGATGTAGTCGGTGAGCTTGACCAGCGTGCTTTCCCTGGCTTCCTGGCGGCCAGAGATGAGACGCCAGAGCGTTGTGTGCGCCACGCCTGATTGCTTGGCGACTGTCGGCAATGGCCGATCGGCCAGCATCAGCCGTATTTCTCGCATGGTGTAGACCATTGCAGCCCTCGTTGCGGTTTCGCAAAAACCATGGGCAAAGTGGATGCGAAAGGCAAGAGCAAATAATTTCGATTTCGCAATTCAAGGGTGTTGACAGGTGGTTTGTGCGTCATTAACTCTATTGCGTATACGAACTAGCAAACAAGGA